CGGTGTACCGGACGGTCGGCGGTGTGATCGACGCGCCGCTGTCGTGGATGGTGAACCCGGACCCGTCGATTTACACGTCGTGGTATGAGTTCGCGAAGCAGCTGTTCTGGGAGTTCATGCTCGGCGAAGTGTTCGTGCTGCCGTTCGAAAGGTTCACGGGCGGCTACCCGCGCACGATGCGAGTCATCCCTTCGGCGTTCGTGACGGTCGAGATGGACGGCGGGCTGCGCTCATACAAGATCGGCCGCACCGACGTAACCGCCGACATTCTGCACATCCGCTACCAGTCGACGACGACGACCCCGCACGGTGTCGGCCCGTTGGCGGCAGCGGGCGCGCGGATGGTGACAGCCGGGGTGATGTCCCGCCACATCGAAGACGTCGTCTCGACGGGCGGCACGCCCCGCTACGTGATCGAGATCGAGAAGGCGCTCACGAAACTGCAAGCCGACGACGTGATGGAGCAGTGGCTGACGTCACGGGCGGGGTCGATGGGCGGCCCGGCGCTGATGACCGGTGGTGCGAAGCTCACGTCGGTGCAGCAGATGTCACCGAAGGATCTGGCGCTGCTCGAGCTCGCCCAGTGGAACGAGGCCCGGATCGCGATCGCGCTCGGCGTGCCCCCGTTCCTGCTCGGCCTGCCGTCGGGCGGCGACTCGATGACCTATTCGAATGTGTCGGCGCTGTTCGACTTCCACGACCGGGCGTCGATCCGGCCGAAGGTGACGGCGGTCATGTCGGCTCTGTCGAACTGGGCGCTGCCGCGCGGCCAGTGTGTCGAGCTGAACCGCGACGAATACACCCGCCCGGCGCTCGCGGAACGCGCGACCGCCTATGCGACGTTGCACGGGATCGTCGACCCGGACGGTCTGTCGGCGTTGTCGGCGGCGGAGGTGCGGACGATGGAGCGTTTCCACGGCGAACCGTCAGCGGCAGCTCTCACAGGAGGCGATGCCGGTGCATATTGAGTTCCGCAAGGCGCACACAGGCGCGGTCGACTTCGCGCAGCGCACGATCGAGGTGCGGGTCCTCCCGTACGACGAGGAGATCGACGTCGAGTTCCAAGGGAAGATGATGCGCGAACGGGTCGATCCTGGCTCGTTCAAGCACATCGATCCGAAAGCGACCCGTATCACGGTGAATCGGGACCATGACTACGGCCGCACGGTCGGCCGGATCGTCGAACTCCGCGACGAACCGTCGGGCGCGGTCGGTGTCACGAAGATCTCGAACACGCTCCTCGGCGATGAGACGTTGCAGCTCGCCGAGGATCGTGTGCTCGGCGCGTCGGTCGGGATGGGCGTCTCCCGTTCCGGGATGGAAGTCCGCGGTGGTCTGCGCCGCATCTTCCGTGTCGACGTCCTTGACCATGTCGCGCTGCTCCCGAACCCCGCGTATGCGGGGGCGGAGGTGCTCGACGTTCGTGAAGCCCAGCCGGCGCCGGATGTTGCGATGCCGAACCTTGAAGAAGTCCTGTCGATAGACGGGATATACGACCTCATCCGAGGCCGGACAACGCGCTATGGCGCAGGAAAGGAAAGTAATGGCTGAATACGGCCAACAGTCCGACGCCATGATCGAGCGTCTGGAACGCGAGCTCGAGGAGCGCAACGCGTTCGTTCAGGGCACGATCGCCGGCGCGCAGGACGGCAACCGGGACATCACGGAGAACGAGAAGGAGCTGATCCAGTCGGCGAGCGCGCGTACCGTCGAGTTGAAGGCTCAGCTCGACATGCTGTGGGACACCCGCAAGGCGACCACCGACGCCCGCCGCAGGGTGAGCGAGACGTACGCCGAGCTCGATCTGCTCCGCCGCAACGTCGACCGTGGCCCCGTCGAGTACGCGTCGGCTGGCGCCTACATCCTCGACGTGTACGCCGCCGGGATCGGTGACCGGCCGGCGAAGGAACGGCTCGACCTGTTCCTGCGTACCGCCGCCCACCAGAAGACGTCCGACAACCTCGGGATCATTCCCGACCCGATCGTCGGGCCGGTCCTCAACTTCATCGACCAGGCTCGCCCGCTGGTGACGTTCGATGGGCCGCAGGCTTTGACGGCGGCGACGTTCTACCGTCCCAAGGTGACGCAGCACACGACGGTCGCGAAGCAGGGATCGGGCGGTCTGGCCGCCGACGAGAAGTCGGAGCTCAGCTCGCAGAAGATGACCATCTCCCGGATCACGGGCACCGCGGTCACCTACGGCGGCTATGTGAACGTGTCCCGTCAGAACATGGATTTCTCGAACCCGCAGGCGATGGACACGGTCATCAACGACCTCGCCGCGCAGTACGCGATCGCGACTGAGGCGGCGTTCGGTGCTCTGCTGATCGCTTCGGGTAACACGGTGGAGCTCGCCCCGGTCGCGACCGGCACGAACCCGTCGGCGTCGGAAGCGACCGCTGCTCTGTGGACTGCAGTCGCGAACGTGTACACCGCCGTCAAGGGGCAGGGCCGCATCGCTCTGGCGGTCTCGCCGTCCAAGTTGGGCGCATGGGCGTCGCTGTTCGCTCCGGTGAACCCGACGAACTCGCAGTCGACCGGGTTCAACGCCGGCGACTTCGGCCAGGGTGTCATCGGGCAGATTTCCGGTATCCCGGTGATCATGTCGGCGGGCATCGCCGGCGCCGCCACCGACTTCGGTGTCGTGTTCTCCACGGCCGCGATCGAGGCATACGAGCAGCGGATCGGCTCGTTGCAGGCGGTTGAGCCGTCGGTGCTCGGCGTCCAGGTCGCATACGCCGGTTACTTCACGCCGCTCGTTGTCGAGTCGGGTGGCCTGCAGCGAATCACGAACGTCACGTGATCGTCTGGCCTGATGGTTCAGTAACGGGCTCGGTGAACGTCGCCGAGCTCGAGGAGATCCACAAGGCGCAGAAGCGCATGTCCGCCAAGAAGCTCGAAGCGATCGGCCCCGTCGAATCGTTGGCGCAGCTTCTGGCGGGCCCGCCAGAAGCTGAGCCCGAGCCCGAGCCGGCACCGGAGGCGACTGAGGAGTCGCCTTCGGCCCCGGCCACGAAGGAGAAGTGATGTCGGACACCGAACCGGAGGAGCTCGAGCCTGAGGCCGAGCCCGACGTCGAACCCGAGCCCGAAGGCGAACCGGACGAGGAGGAGGAGGAGTAGATGGCGACTTCCACCCGTAAGGCCGACTACCTGGGCCGGGATCTGACGAACGGCACACCGGGCACCACGAACCCCGTGCTCGACTACGTCGGCCGGCAGACGTCGACGACGACCGACTATCTCAGTCGGCTGCTGACGGTCCTCACGTGGCCGGGTGCGGTGGCGATGGCGCTCGGCGAGCAGTACTGGGTCGTCGGCGGCTACCTGGTTGTGACGACTGCGGGTACCGCCGCGGCTGGCGCTCCGACGATCCCCGGCACCATCGGCGGCACCGTCGTCTCGGGCACCGTCACGCTGACCCGCTGGCGGTAGCCGGATGCGTACCAGGCCGGTCGCCGATCAACGCATCGCGCGTGGAGTCGCGGCGTCGCTCTCGTTTCAGTTCACTGACGCGAGCGGCGCCGCCGCGGCCCCGGCCGGCACGGCAACAGTCGGCATTACACGCGCGGACGGCACGGTCCTCGTCGCCCCCGGCGCCGCCACGTCGGGCGCGACGACGGCACCGCGCACCTACGCGCTGACAGCAGCAAACAACCTCCTGCTCGACCTGCTGACCGTCACATGGACGGACAGTGGCGATGGGTCGACGAACACGACGCTCGTCGAGGTGGTAGGCGGGTTCTACTTCTCGGTCCTGCAGGCACGCGCGGCGGAGCCGTCGTTGCAGGACACCGCGAAGTACCCGACTGCCGACGTGGAAGCTCGCCGCCGCGAGGTCGAGGACGAGGCCGAGGATATTTGCGCGGCCGCGTTCGTGCCCCGCTATCGGCGGGTCACGTTGCACGGGTCCGGGGATCGTTCGCTCACCGTGCCCGACACGATGCTTCGCACGCTCCGTTCGGTGACCGTCGCCGGGGTCGCATGGTCGGCGGGGCAGCTCGCGAATGTGACGCTGTCCGACTTCGGTGTCCTGTCGCTCACGACCGGCACGTGGCCGTCCGGTCGCGGGAACATTGTCGTCGGCTACGAGCACGGTTACGACCGGCCGCCGTCCGGGCTGGCGGTGGCGGCGCTGACCCGGTTGCGGTCACGGTTGAACCTGGTCAAGTCCGACATCCCCGACCGCGCCGAGCGGTATGTCGGGACCGAGGGCGGTGTGTTCGCTCTGTCGATGCCGGGGCCGGGCAGGACTGGCATCCCTGATGTCGACGCCGTGTACGAGCGCTATTCGCTCGCCGTGCCCGGCATGGCATGACCGCCTCGACGTCCGGCAGTCTCATCCCCGCGGTGAAGGCGGCGGTCGTGCAGCTCCTCCGAGACGCCGACTACCCCGCGCAGCCGACCCCGTACGCGTCGGGGCGGCCCGGCCCGCAGGTCACCTACTCCGACTCGGCCGACCCCGAGCAGGACCGCATCATCATCGGCGACACGTCCGGTGAGCCGGGCGACCAGGAGTGGTTCACGTTCGCACCGTCCCGCAAAGAGGACGTCATCATCGCCGTCCGGATCGTCTGCATGGTTCCAGGGCTGACAGCGGAGGAGACGACCGAGCGGGCGTTCTCGCTGTTCACCGTGTTCGCGCGGGCGATGCTCGACGCCGCGCAGCCGACCCCCGGCCACGACATCCTCGACATCCCTGGGATAGTCGGCCTCGCGGTCCGGCAGCCGTTCCACACCGACGCCCGCAACGGCGAAGGCTGGTCGTGTGTCATCGAAACCGGCGTCAGTTTCCAAGGCTGGGTCGCACCATGAGGAGTGACTGATGGCGATCACCGCGAACCATCCCGCCAAGATCGCCGTCGACGACCTCT